AAGCTGTTCTTTCAAACGCTTAATCTCCTGCCGCTGCGACTGGAAAGCCTTTGCTTGATCAGTCGGCTCATCGGGCAACGTTTCAGGCTCACCTTCGGGAGTTGGAGTTTCTACTGGCTTCTCTGCCGAAACAACTTCTTCAGGGAGGGTCTTTGGTTCAACTGCTGGGGTAACAGTTGCCGGGGATTCCTCTTTTTCCGGCTGGGGAGATACCGCCCTTTTGGGATCATCCATATTACTGGCTGGTAAGGTAGCCGACACCCAAGCTAATTTTTAATAGTCGCTTGTGAATAACTAAATAATCAGTTTATCGTTATGATACAAATGACCATTCTTCACTTTATCCCCTAATCCAATAAAGAAACCCGTATTACATTTAACACACTTTATCTCATCAGACCGTCTCATCTCAAAAAAGTGATCACATTTATTTCTTTGTCCTACTTCTATATCCTGCATTTCGGCGTCCTTTCCGAGCTTTTTTGGATCTAGAGGATCTAATCTTGCTCCCATATTTTTTACTCCAACGCTTGGCAATTTTTGGTTCATGTACCCACATCCATCTTCGTTGGCTCTCTGATTTAAACGGCATTATCTCTCGTTGGGATAAACAATTTCTAAATCAGAATCATGAGCTGTCCACGCCTCTGCAACCACTTTAGGACACGCTCTCTCATCTATTCCCTGAACGTGATATCCCTGACCGTCAAACCAAAATTCTTTTCTTTGTTTTGACTGATCCAGATTTGCGAGTACACTAGGTTTTATTCTCACAAAAAAGTTTGACATATTATTTCCTTTTTTTTAGAAAACTTTTAAATTTAGGAAACTTTGGTGTATATAATTTAGGCATCTTCGGTAATTTAATTTTCTTAAATTTGAATTTCATATCCTGTATTTATCCTTAATCTCACCCTTGGATTTAGCTAGTAATACTTTCTGTGCATCAATCATCCCATCCACCCAATCTAATATTTCCTGTGCCGCAGCCGCCAACCCCCATGCTATCGTATAGTTATAAGCCAATTCATCCTTGGATTTGACTTGGCGGGGGTCCAGCCATGAATGGCTGATTTTGTCCTCTAGGAATTTGCGGAACAGCTCCCATCCGGGGGACTTGACCATTTCCGCTATTTGGGACGCTTGGCGGAACGACTCCCGCTCCTCCTGCGACAGCTTGTCCTTGTCCTTGGGCATTAAATTCATTTAAACTTGTAAAATACTTTCCTGCATCTTTAAATCCTAAATCCTCCAAAGTATCTTCGATTAACTCTGAAATCTTTGGCTGTTTTCCCTCCATCTGCATTTGTTGAACTATCTGGGGATTGGACATTAAACCTATTGCCTGCATCTTGGCAGCAATCAACTGTTCCTGATTAGGCGGCTGCATTGATTGGATATCGGCAATATAATCGTAATTTCCTTCCGTATCATCAGGAGTTAGATGTACCTCTGCAAAATTCTGTTCATCGTTTAATTCCATCTTAGGAATCATTCCACCTTTGGTTTTTACAGGATAAAGAGGCTGCATATAATCATCTGGGTTGACTTGTGTTCCCTGTGCTTCTGCCTCCATAATTGAGGCCATCCCCTCATCCGACATCGCCATCTGATCAAGTCCTTGTTTAGTAAAATAATCAATATATTCTTTTCCGACAATACGAAGTATCTTTTCTGTCTCTCCGGCTTTAAACATAAATTGCTGATTCATTGAATACCAAAACATCATTTGTTGCTTTAAGGCTTCAGATAGAAATATCTGATTGAAATTATCTCTTGCCAGTCTTTGTGCTGCCGTATCTTTAATTTCTGTAGCTGTAGTTTTACCGCTCCTTAAAGGATCGAGGTTTGAGGTAATTTGTGAAGTTTCCCCCAATCCTTCCTGAATTTCACCAGTTAAAATCTTGTAAGTAGTCTGGTATGATCCAATCGCAGACGGTGAACCGAAATCGTATTTAGTTATTGCGGTTCTAGGATCTCCTGTTACAATCCATCTCTTACCCGCTCCAAGTTCGATTGTGTGCATCCTAACCCTTGTTGAATCAATGCCAATTGGTGAATGAAGCTCAATGTTTACTGCATCTATATATTGAGAAGTAATCGCATTTAAAGCCCTTTGAGGTTTTTCCACCGGCTCCCACTCCGGGATACCGTATAAATCATCATCAATCGGGTAGTATTTCAGTAAGATTACAGGAATCTGGCCATGTTTATAGGGATTTTTAATATCCCTTAAAACTATTCCTTGTTTTGGTGCAAACGTCACCCATCTTTCCTCGCTATATTCAGTCACAATTTCAACAATCTTGTTAAATTCATCCCTTCCTAAGTAATCCGAATAACCCTTTATTGATTTGTTTCGGCTTAAATAATTCGCCTCTCTTGTATCAAGCGACTTCATCTCATTTTTGATCTTGTCCCGAAGTTCATCAAGATTATTATAGATAGGTTTCCCGCTTGAAGCATAATTGACATTAACCAATTCATGAAGTGTTAAATATTCCCGATGGTCAAACCATTTCTTAATTGAAGAATAGGAAGGATTTGCAAGAGAATCCCTATTATTCAGAACTTGAAAGTTTGGTCCGTCAAACCATACCTTATCTTGCCTTTTCTCATAATGCCACCTTGCGATTCCAAATGCCGCTCCATACTTTCTTGTATTCATATCCATCATCGCCCACTTAGCTACCAGAGGCAGACCGTCAACTCTTGTGGCATCATCCCATTCATATTCAAGAAGCGCATTATTAAGTTTTGCCCCTAGTATATCCCCTTTTTCTCTGGGGACTAATCTTCCTCTTGGTTTTCCTCCAATAAGCCTACTGGTCTTTTCAAAAATGGCCGTGAAGATTCTAGGAAGAAAAATCATTGCAGAGTAAGGCCAATTATCCTCATCAATGAAGGAACGGAATAACTCATCAGCCTTATCAATGTCGGGAATGCGGGTATCTAAATCCTCTTTCGCCATATCGTAGTGGCGCATTACTTTATTGAAAGTTTTTTCTTCTGATTTGATCATAAAAAAAGACCGCTTTACCACAAAATAAATAACTTTGTAGAAAAACGGTCTATAGGTTATCCCTTGCAAGACCTATTAAAAGTATAACACCATATCTAACTTTGTCAATATCTACTTTTTTATCGCTGAAACATCTAAATGTCTTGTGTCGACCGATCTAACTCTTCGTATGACTGCCTCACCCGTTACCGGATCCGGCCTGATCTCTATAATCACCTCGCCCAACTTTGATGAGTAGGCTATATCTCCTATTGCTTTAATAATTACAGGTAAAACTTCAGGATTTACCTTATACAATCTTGTCGTCTGCCAAACTCCGTAAAGCTCTGGGAAAAAAGTCGCAATTACCGTTTCAAAACTTTCAACATTTGCTTCAACCATCTTCTGCTCATATTCCCATGTGGTTTGCCTAATTATAGTTGGACCTGATTTATTTCCCGATTCTCCAAATATCTTTTTTTTCATCTACGTTTATAAACTCATAATCCTTTCCGTATCTCTGTTGGTCGGTTTTTGAAATAGGACTATATGAAACTGCGAAATATCTTAAAGCATCACAAATATGATCGTTAGCTTTCTCCGGTACATCAGGTTCGTTTAAGTCTTGTGCTTTGCTGACTGACTTCTCATGCCACCTATATGTTTCCATTTCCCTTATAAAGTTTGTACAGGTTGAATAAACATATAAGGATGGCGCACCCTTTTCGTCTTTCTTCCCATCTATTCTGTTTTTGCCTGGTTTTTGTTTCAATTTCTCGCTTACTCTATCTATTCCAAACCTCACCCAATTAGGGAAGGCTGTTCCCACCGCTTTATTTGCTGGTGTAATATAAATACCCCTCGTTGCGTAGTCGGCTATTAACTGGGCGGCGCTTGGATCACCATAGGTTGCCACTATGTTCATTCCTTGTGACATTGAATTTATGCGCCCAGTATAATAATCAGTTGTTTGTCCTGTTTCGTATAGCTCCTGAAAAACAACCCAGTCCTCATCTTCGGTTACTCCTATCCAGAGAACCGCAGTCGGATTAGTAAACCCCATATCTATTGCTCTATAAACTTGTACTCTCATATATTTTGTATTTACTTTGGTAGTAATCTGTCCAAAATGCTCGTTCCCTTTTGCCATTAGTTGGAGAATGACATTTTCTACAAAGTGCAACAAGATTATTTTTATCCAGATTAGACTTATTATAATCAATATGGTGGCACTGAAGGATATAACCAAGTTCGTCTTCATTTTCACCGCAATTAAAACACTCAAAATTCTCTCTAAACCTGATTGTCTCTTTTAATTGTTTCGTAAAACTAAAAGGATAGGGAAGCTTAGAAACCCCACCCTGCCAGTTGGGTTGTTTGTCGCTAGGTAAAGAATTTGTCCATTTGGCTCTGCATTTATATGAACAAAACCTTTGAGCTTTATATATCCTATGTACAGTAAACCTTTTAGCACATACTTCGCAGACTTTTTTTATCCTAGCTGTCCACTTTGGCGCATTTTCTTTAGACCAAAATAATGTTTTCCCTTTCTCTTGGCATTTCCGAGAACAATATTTACGATTATTTGATTTGTAGTCTTCAAAAATACATGAACAAATTGGACATTTGTAAGTAATTATTTTAGGCATATTCTAGTTGTAGCGGTTCGATGACGTGAATTTCCCTTTGAAACTCCTTATAAACCAATCCTGTATATTTCCTAAAGTCTGCCAAATACTCTTGGGCAAAGTAATCTTCGGTTGAAGTTTGTTTTGCCTTTTCGATTCTTTCTTTTGGAAGATATGGATTTTCATAAGATGTAAAATGCCAGCTTTTATGGTGGGGATTAGTTTGTTGTCCCAATTCCCATAAGGCATAAAAATGATTAAAACCTGACGGTGTTGAAATAAATAAAGCCTTGCCTTTTCTAAATGCTAAAGTCGGCTCAAGAATTGACTGCCATGAATAATCCCAATTCCGCATGTATGACAATTCATCTATTACTAAAAAATCAAATTGTTGTCCCCTTGCTGTTTCAATGTTTTCAAATCCCCGTAGTGATATAAAACTTTCTCCGCCGTCTTGAGTCCTAACAGTTACTTCAAGCCGTTGTTCGTTTGTTTTAATTATAAT